GTCGGTGAGGCTTCTCTACTCCCCTCTCCTGCTTTTGGGAGAGGGGTCGGGGGTGAGGCGTCTTTGCTCGTCGTCGGTGAGGCTTCTCTACTCCCCTCTCCTGCTTTTGGGAGAGGGGTCGGGGGTGAGGCGTCTTTCCCGCCCGTCGGGGGTGAGGCTTATCTCCCCTCTCCCTTGGGAGAGGGGTCGGGGGGTGAGGCGTCTTTGCTCGTCGTCGGTGAGGCGTCTTTCCCCCCTACGCCGCGACCAGATCGCCCGCGCCCGTCGGCACATCCACATTGACCGCATCAAAATTCGGCAAACTCGACCCCAGCGCCGCGAATGCATCCGCCTGTTGTGACCGTTTCGCCGCCATAATTTGATTGATCTTGTCCTCGTCCCACCCAAACACGGGCGCGATCTCGCGCAGCGCCTGTTCATCCCCGATCAAGTCCGCCACTTCCTTCACATTCTTGATCGTCTCGCTGTCGTTCCTGATCTCCGCGTCCTGCCAGTGACACGACCACCGTGTGACCTTCGGCATACTGACGCCCGTCCCGAACGCCTTCTGCACGCGGGCAGCGAGAGCCATCACATCTTCCCAGCTATTCCCGCCCTTCACCTGAAACCGTTTCAGCTTACCCAACAGCCCCGTCTCACGTTGCTTGAGCGCCTCGCCGCTCGACGAGTCCCCGCCCATCTGATTCGGCAGCGGCGTTTGGCTCACCGTGCCGATCTGGTCAATCAAAAACGTCGCTTGTGAAATGAACGGCACAAGCTGCGCCTGTTCCAGCACAAACGCATCGACCTTCTGCCCGTCGGGGATTCCGTTTTCGCCAATTATTACCCACATCCCCGGCGTCACCTCTGCGGGTGGCGGAAATCCCAACGCCACCTTAATCTGAAACGCGGACAATTCAGCCGTCATGACCATGCTCACCAGCGTGCGGTTGAGCGCGTCTTGCATCGGGATCACGCTGGCAATCTCGCTGATTCCCGTCGTCATCCGTGATTTGGCGCGGTTGATGAATGCCACCACCGGCACCCCGACGCCGCCGTTGCTCACGTCCATCCACTCAATCGCTTGCTCGTCAATCGCCAGCAGTCCGCCGCCCAGCCCGCCTTCTCGGAAGCGTTCCACCCGATCCGCGTAATAAATATTCACGCGCCGCGCCGTGTCCGTCTCATACCAAATCTTGATCGCGGCGACGATCTTCTTTCCCATCCGGTCATACACCGTGACCATTCCCCAGCTTCCATCCCACGCCAGTTCATGCGCCAGCATCGGCTTCTGGGCAGCATTGTCATACGCCACCATCACATACGACACCCCGTCACGGATCGCCGCGTCATGCACATCCATCTGGAGCGCGTCAAATCGGTTGTACTCCAACATATCCCCCGCCCACGCCGACCCCGCCTCGTTATCCCCGTCAATACTGCTGACCGTCAACCGATCTCCCATTTTTGCAATCACCAGATCGCAATAGTTGATCGCAAATTGATCGGTTTTCGCATCACTGATCCGCAGCATTTTTCGCATTTCCGTCGTCAGTTTCGCCCGGTGATTACCCTCGCTGTAATCCCGATACAGCGCCACCGTCTCACCCCACGTCTGTACGTCCGTTTCCCACGTCGCCGACAGCGCAATCCCCGCCGTCGTTAATTTTTCCTTGATTGCACTAAGCATTGTCTCTCCCCTTTACGCCCATCGCTGAGTCGTCGCTTCAATTCGTCTCGTTTTCGGCTGGTCAACGCCCATCACGGCATAGCGCAGCGCGTCCATTGCATGATCCTTTGTTTTGAGCGGTTCATCGCGCACGCCGTGCCTATTCTTCGCCCATTGGTAACTTTCAAATTCGTCTATCAAGTTGATCGCGTCATGCGTGATCGTCAATCGCGGCTGCCCGTCCTCCCGCATCACCAGTCGATTCTTTACCATCTGGATACCCGTCTGCACCGTGTTATCCGCGCCTTCAGCGGGCAGCCCCGCCGCCACCATCGCCTTGATATTATCCGGTGACGACGGGTCACAATAAAATCGCTCAATCCGGTACAGCCCCCGCAGTTGAGCCGCCGCGCTCACCCATTCCTCAATTCGCATTTGCCGCGCATACATCTCGCGGATCACCCCCATCCGCCCATCCCCATCCACCCCGGACACCAAGATCACGCCGGGGTTAGCAAAGCCCCAATCCACCCCCGCCACCGCCCGCCCATACGTCGGCATATTCACGCGGATATGTTTCACCCGGTCAAACTCGCTGTAGATCAATCCCTCAAACGCAACAAATTCCGCGTCTAATTCCTGCGCGGCGAAGTCTCCGGAATACTCATGTTGCCACGCCTCGACAATCGCCGGATTCATAAATGTATTTTCACGGCTCGACGCTTTGATAATAAAGTAATCTTCATCGTTCAAATGTTCCGTGACGAACGTCTGATACACCCAATTCCGCCCGCGAGGAGTCGTCGTAATCCAATCCCAACCTAACACCCCGTGTTGGCGCAAGCGCCCGACCATAATCTTTCGCACCTCAGCCGGATACAACGCCGCCTCATCCCCCCACCACCAGCTAATCGACGGACCCCGCAGCCGCTCCGGAAACTGCGTAGACGCATAATAAATTTCGCTGCCATTTTTCAGCTTGATCAACTTCTCGTTTTTGTTGTGATTCGTGATCGGTTCGCCCATCGCCTCTGCAATTTCCAGAAACGATCTCAGACTCGCCTTCCGGATCATGTCCTCAGTCGGCGCGGTGAACATGCCCAAATTCGGCGTCGGAATTCGCCTGTTCCCAATCCACCCGTGCGCCGCTTGCCACGCCCGCAGCGCCCCCCCCCATGACTTGCCCGACCCGATCCCTGCTACAAACGCCGCGTGGTGTGCCTCAGTCAGCACAAACTCGCGTTGCTTCGCATAAGTCGGGGGCAGCGCTCGTTTCGCCAATAGCTGATACCACGCCACCGCGATCTCCGCCGCTTTCTGTTTGCCTGTCGCCTCTGCGCGGCTCATAGAATATCCCTTATGCCAACTCAGGCTTTAAGCCCATATCCGCCATCCGTTGCAGGATAACCGCACAGTATTTCGGCTCAAGTTCGATCATGCGGCATTGCCGCCCCAACTGCTCACAGGCGACCATCGTCGTCCCGCTGCCACCGAACGGTTCGTAGAAAATATCATCAAAATCGCTATAGGCGTTTACGAAAAAATCGACCAGCTGAACCGCAAATGCGGCAGGATGTCCTAAACTTTCTTGATTACTCCATGCTTTCAGCACATTCGACGGGTAAGCATCGCCTTGCGTATAACGGTCTCTAAACCATACGGCATCGGAATTCCCCTGCAAGTCCGTCCAATTCGGATTCCCCGCGCCTTTACCTCGTGCTTTGACGACCGCATCGGAATGCACAGTCACTGCATCGGGACGAAACTTAAATCCCTTGTGATGAATAGCAAATTGGTAAATCGGCTCAAAGGCATTCTTGAATCTGTAAGAATATTTTCCCGGCATACCTCTGCCAAGCCAGCAAAACTCGTCTATGAATGCCCATTCCCACCGCCGTCGCATAGCGAGAACCAAATCGAAGACATACAGCGAACGCTCGCCGCTATCATCAACATGCGGTTTGATGTTGATAAAAAACGTCCCGTCTTTGCTCAACACGGCACGCACATTCGATTGAATATGAGACCACCAATCGACATAGGCATCGGCGGGAATACCGCCGTACTGGTCTTTGCGCTGCATAGCATACGGCGGGCTGGTAAAAACAACCTGTGCTTTCGCCTCCCCCATCACCCGCGCCACCTCCTCAACGTTCGTGCTATCCCCACACAGCAGCCGATGTTCGCCCTTGCCCGTCACACTGGCGATCACCCACAGTTGACCCCGCTCGACGCCCCACTGTTCGCGCAGTTCCTCAGCCCGGTCAAGTTGTGCGCCCGGGTCACTCGCTGGCTCATCATCCGTCAAAGAAACCTCATACTGCTCTGCCACCTCAGCCAGCAGCCCTTCCAAATCGCCAAACGTCGCATTGACCTCGCGCAGCAGCGCCTCAAGTTGTTCGCCGTCTGTGTCAGCCATCCCCGCCAGCGGGTCATACGTCGCTAAAATCGCGTTCGCCTCAGCTTCCGTCAAATCGGTTATCGCCACGTGCGCCACCAAGTCCGGATGCACACCTTGCCGCATATGCCCATCAATCAGCTTGATTCGTCCGTCGGGCAGCAGCCGCGCCAGCAGCGTCCCGGTAAAGCCAACCTTCTCCGCACTCGCCTTGTACCCCTTCTTTTGCGCGTCAGGATGTTTTCGCCAATTCCCCTCATGCGGCACACAATCCCCCAGCCGCATCTTGCGCACTTCAATCACCCGATCCCGTATTCCCATCCCACGACCTCTATTTCTTTCCCAACCCTTCTTTGCTTGCCTCCCCTCTCCTGCTCTTGGGAGAGGGGTCGGGGGTGAGGCGTCTTTCCCACCTGTCGGGGGTGAGGCGTCTTTTCACCCGGCGAGGGGGTGAGGCGTCTTTCCCGCCCGTCCGACGGGGGTGAGGCGTCTTTCCCGCCCTACACCGCTAACTGGCACATCTGCGGCACGTCGATTTCTTCCCCGTCCTCAAATGTGATATACACGCGCCCCGACAGCGTGCTAAGTTTTGCACTGATCACGATCCGATCCCGCCCCGCCTCATGGATTACATACGGAAACTCACACCGCGTCGCCAGTTGCAGCGCGGTAATCCGGCTATGCCTGTCCATTGGAGACCTCCGCCTGCCGACGGATCATCTCCACAAATTGATTGACCGCCTCAGTCGGTTCGACACCCATCCCCCGCATAATCGCAATCACATCGTCCGGCAACCCCAGCGGCACACCGTCCGCCCCGGTGATCTCCGTCCGCTTAGACCAGCCTCGCCTTTTACCTTTCGTTTCCAGCACGAAAAGAATTGCTCTCATATCGCCCTGCGCCATTGCGACCAGCAGTTGGCTCTCCGCCAGATCAATAATGCTCTCCCCCTCCACCTCAATCAACGCCGCCAAATCGGGGTAGCGTGCCAAATAATTATCGAGTGTTTGGCGTGTACAGCCCAATCGCCCGTAAATGGTCGACTTCACCCCACGACTTGACAACTGCGGGTGCAGTTTGCCATCTTTCCCTTTAATTGTTACGTCAGGGTCGCCCAAAATCGCCTTTTTGATCATTGCCCTGCTGTACCGCATTTTTGCAGCCATATCCCGTTCTCGCGCTAATCATGTCTAGTCATGCCACGTTTTCGCCATTCGCTCAACTGACTACGCGAATGTCTATTGCATCAACCTTCACCCTACCCGCGATCCCCTTGCCTAACGCGCAGGAATCAAAAACGCGCCACTCTGGGCGCGTCTTTTCGCTCTTTCTATGCTTGTCTCCCCTCTCCTTTTTCGGAGAGGGGTCGGGGGTGAGGCGTCTTTTCACCGTCCGGCGCTGAGGCTAACTCTCCCTGTGACCGCACTCCTCGCACACGTACACATATCCGCCGCGCTCATCTGACTCGCCGTGCCATTCAAACTCGTGGTCACACCCCACCGGGTCGCGCTGAATATCCTCTACGCTGATCGGGTAGCGCCGCACAATCCGATTCAGGCAAAACAGCAGCGATAACTCATAACCAAACTGCCCAGCATCGCAGTAATCATCCCCCCACGAAACCCATTCGCCCGCCTTGTTGACCGCCGCGACTATCTTTCCCAACCGTTGATCATCTGGCAGCCCCAGCACATATTTCAGCGCCCGCAGCGATCCGTCTCGAAATGCTTCATCCTGTGATCCGCCGTCCTCAAACGGCAGTCCCCTTGTCTCTTCATAATCCACCTGAATACTTTCAATCGTCCGCATTGCCATTTCGCTATCCCTCGCTCGACTAAAATGCTGCCCTTGCTTGTCTCCCCTCTCCTTTTTCGGAGAGGGGTCGGGGGTGAGGCGTCTTTTCACCGTCCGACGCTGAGGCTAATTCCTCAGTTTGTAGAATGTGTCTTGTCTCAACCGACAAACTCAAACCACAGCCGCCACACTTGAGGATCATCCTCCCAGCGTGTACCCCTCCCCTTATTGATTGTCCGCCACAGCTCGACATACGCGTCGACGTTCTCCACCCCCTCTGCAACCGCGACCCGCTCATCCATCGCTTGCACATTGACCCGCTCAATCCGCGTCAAAAGAATCTTGACTGTCACATACCCCCGCGCCTTATACACTTCTGCATGTGCCTTGTCCGCCGGGAAGATCAGTGACTTCTTTTTGAGGAGCGCCGCAGGCATTCCTCGTTTCAACACCACGCTATATTCACGACCAACCATCCACTTGGTTCGCCCGTTCTCGCTATACACAGCGATGATCACGCCATCACGCCCCAGCGCCGTTTCGCCATCCTTGACCACGCGCTGAGTACACGTTTTCCGCTGCATCACAATTTCGCGTACCTGTTTGAAATACATGCTCACTCCCCGCCCAAAAGCATCGGCGGCATTTTCCCGCCCTCATACGCCGCATTGAGCTGCGGCTTAAGCCATTCGCTCACTGTCTGCTGATTCGGCAGCACAATCTGTCCCATGAACGCCTCTTCAAACGTCTCAATCCCACTTTCGACGCTCTCTAACTTCGCCTTAATCGTCAGCAGCAGCGCCCGCCATCGCGCACGGATCGCCTGTTCATATTTTCCTGGACTGAATTGACCTTTGTACCCAAATTGATTGCTTCCGGTCAACTTGCCCGCGTCCTTGGTGGGCAATGGCATGACGAACCGCACGCGCCGATTCTTCATCTCAAACGTGACCCCGACCCGGTTCTCATCCTCACCATACGCGAATTTTGTAGCACCATACCGCTTGATCAACGCCTGAACTTCATTTAACGTCTTTTCAGGCGATACGATTGTCTCTTGTGCAAATTTGCCTTTAGCCATCATATTCCCCTCTCACCCCGTCACATTTCTCTTGCCCGCATCACGCCCCGCCCAACAGCATCAGCGGCGTCCACGCACTCACCCGATACGGCGCGGCGATCTGCGGCTGCGCCCACTCCCCCACCCGATACCCCCGTCGGCAGCCTTCCTTGCCGCCCACCCGTTCCAGATAACCCGCTTGCCACAGCAGACTCATATCGCGCCGCAGCGTTTGTTCTGCCCGGTATTCGTCGATGAACGCCTGTACGGTGACAGGCAGCACGCCCCGATCCGGCGGCATGTTGCGTTGACGCTCCTGCACGATAGATACGATCCTGAACAACCGTGCGATGTCTGAAATCGGCTTCTCAAATAGCATCGTGTGCATTGATAAATCGCTTTCTATACGCCTAAAACATCGTGGATTGAACCGACACCAGCGGTTCATCCGGCACAAACGTCACCTGCTGCGCCCAGCTCACATTTCGCATCATCTGGCGATACATTGCCAGCGTTCTCTCCGCAGGAGCGACCCATGCCATGCCCAGCAGCCGAAACATTTCTTTCTCATCCGGCACGCTGATTCGCTTTGCCTCGGGCTCAGGATTGTCACCGTCCCCCTTGACGCGCCAATAGCCCCCCTCCGCCCGGTACGGCGCGGATTGGCGGATGCATTCCTGCATCACATACTGATTGGCGTCCCCCGGGCCCGTCCGTAGCCACAGGATGTACCCCTCGTTGTGTTGATCAGCGAGAAACACCTCAATCCGCAGCCCCTCGAACATCAGCCCGCGATACTTCACCCCCCACCGCGTCGCCCCAGCGCCATATCGCGCTTTCGTGATCACGCCCGCCGCCACCAGCGCATCCAACCGCGCCAGCAGTTCTGGCGCACGATGGGGCAGCGCGACGATCTCCACATCCCCAACATCCTCCTTACCCCGTCGCATCGACCCGGCGATCACAATCCGGTCACACAAATCTTCAAGCGCCTGCTTGATCGTGTCCGCACGTCCCCGCGCATCACTCGCCTTGATTCTTACGCCGTCGCTCACGTCGTTTCCCCCACTTCCACCAGTTCAACCCGCATGTCCGCGCCGACACCCGCAAATTCCTGCAGCGTCCGCACAAGCTGCCGTTTCAGCCGCTCGCCTAGTATCTGCACGGCATACTTATTCGCCACGCCGATCACATACACGCCGCCCTCCACGCCACCCTCCACGCCGCCCTCAACGCGCAGCAGCGACACATCTTTCACCCACGTTTCAAACAGGTGTCTATCCAGTTGCAGTCCCAACCGCTCATACACAGCTGCCCACACCCGCTCATGAGGCGGCAGCGCCTCACGTGCCGCCCGTCTTTCCTCCGCCCGTTCCAATATCTCGTCCCCCGCGTCGGCGTCAACCCACCGCTTGTCGTTAGATTCCCGCGTCGGCGTTTTCTCGCTGTACATCCGCTCGACATACGCCCAGCCCCGCGCACTATGCTTCGCCGCCTTCTCGATTTTCTCAATCACATCAGCCGCGCCGTGTGTGATCACCGCCGCGTTGATCGCATCCTGTACCACCGCGCCCGCCTTGCCGATGTTCGCCTCAAACGCGGCAATCGCCGCGTTGCCGTTTTGGAGAGGGGGGGGCGCGGAATGGGGGGGTGAGGCTAGTCGGCGCAGCGAGTGGCTCATTGCTTCGAAGGCGTTTGGTTCTTGCCCTTGCCCTTCATTCAGCCATTCTCCCGCCGCTGGTGGATGATGGATGTCGTCCTCGTCCGCGCGTTTTGTTGCTGCTGACTCAGGTCCCTGATCTAATACCTGATTCAATGATTCCTGATCTAATACCTGATCTTTTAATGGAGAGAGGTCGCCCGCCACCACTCGATAAGTCACCGGCGACTTATCGAGTGGTGTATTTTGACCATTCGATGAGTCGCCCGTGTCCGTTCCATCAGTCCCCGACGGTGTTTCGATGGGCGAACTTTCGCCGCCATTCAGCGCCGCGTTGATCGCATCCTGTACCGCTTCCACGACCAACGTATACTTCAGCCGCTTGTCGTACCGATTGACGCCCCCATCCGCCGCCGTGATGAAGCCCAGCCGCCGCAGCAAATTCATCGCCGTCTTGACCTGACTTCCTTTAAATGCGCCCAGCAGCGCCGCGCCTAGCGCCGTCTGGTTGCTGATTCGTATCCACTCCGCCTTACCCTTCTCGCAGCGCCCTTCGATGTCCGCTCCCGCCGCCTGATAGATGCGTATCCACCCGGCTTTACCCGTATCTTTCAGCCACAGCGTCAGCCGTTCAAACCAGTTGAGCAGCGCCGCCGCGCACGCATCCCCATTCGTGATCGTCAGATACTCCTGACGTATCAGCAGCATATCCATCTTAACCGGCAGACTAATCAGCCGCGCCCCTGTACTCATAATTTCCCTTTCATTCCTCACCAATGGGGGAATCGGGGTTGCTTCCCCGCCCGATTCCCCCATGCGTCAATGTCAGTCCAGCCGTTATTCCTGCTCTTTGCTGAGAGCCAGTCGATACAACTCCCCGACCACCATCAATTCAGCCAATCCGCTGTGCATACCCTCCGCCAGCGCCTTGTGATAGCATTCCCGCACTTCTCGGAACTGGGCATACGCCGCCCAAAACATCGCTTTCCCTGCTTCACTCAGGCGATACCGTTGATTGTCTTCAATCACGCGCCCCTCGCTGATCATCATTTCGAGTATTTCTACCCCATCCATACCCCATCCTCGCTTTCCACAACCGTCTTTCACGCCGCCTTGATGCTGTAGACCCGTACCCCGACGTGTTTGTTCCGTTTGACTTGCATTTCCGAGGTGATCAACCCGGCAATCTCACATTGCGCCAGCAGCTTGATCGCGCCCCCCAGCGACCCGCCGAATTCCATTTGTACGTCCACGGACGACACCTTCGGATGCGCCCCCACATACGCCGTAATCAAATACAACACGCGCTCGTCCATTGTCGCCAGCTGCGCCATCACCACGCCATCAGACCACCGCACAATCCGCCACCCGCGAGTGACCGCCGCATAGGGTAGCAGTCCCGCCACATCATCCCCAACACGCACCAACTCTTTACCGCTGAATAATCCGTAATTCGCCATGATCATTTCCTCTCTTAGTTGATAGAAGGTCATTTATGCCAGCCTAAAACGGGATTTCGTTGACTTTCTCAGCGTCAAACTTCTGAATAAGGCTGATCGTCATTTCAGCGATCAGTTCAGTTTCAAGCCCCGCCATTCCCAGCGATTCCGTCACCGCGTTCAAATGCGGATACAGCACCCGCGCCAGTGCCTCCTTAATATCGAGATAAAACGTCACCTTGCCCGCGTTAAATTCAGCGGCGCAGCGTTGACCCACAAAATCGCCCAATCCAAATCCGTCCGCCATCACAACCCGCACCAGCGCGTCCGGCTCTTCTCCCCTCTCCTGCGGTTGGGAGAGGGGTTGGGGGTGAGGCGTGTTGATCGGCGTATCAAATTCAGGTCGTCGCAAATACGCCCCCCCGATCGGCGTGATGCACAATTTCCCATCCTCCTCAACGAGCAGCCCATAATCTTCCAGCCACTTAACCAAACTGCGCGGATAATTCAGGGTGCTGCGTGTCACCCCCCCCTCAGCAGCCGCCAATTCCCGCAAAAGTTCAATCGCCTTGCCTAAACTTCCCGTAGCCATGTTTCCCCCGCTTATCCGAGGGAACGGCGGCTCTTGGACTTGAGGCGCATCACCCATACCCATATCCGGCACAGGCGTGTCAAATTCAGGCAGCCCCCGCAGGTACTCAGCCCCCGCAATCGTCAGCGTAATCAGCCCGCCCGCGTTGATGATCATCGGCGGTTGCTTCCGTTCCAGCGACGTGACCAAATTCGCCGGATAGCCCAAACGCTTCCGGGCAATCCCCACCGTGCCCGCCGCCGCCAATTCTCGCAAAAGTTCAATCGCCTTGTCTGAAATTCCCGTAGCCATGTTGTCCCCGTTCTCCTCTACCCACGCCGCCAATTTCTTTGCCGCCTTCTCAATCCCGTAGACAAATTGTTCACGGTGGATCGCGTTACCATCTATCCACACGTAATACGCAGATGCCACCAGCTTGATCGTCATGCCATCGGGCAACCCGTCCCGCTCCGTGAGCAACGTCCCGTAATTCATCTCTCGAAGCCGCCGTGCGATCAACCGTTGACGATTCTCCCACCACGCCGGATTTACACTCGCCCCCATGATCCCCCCCACCCTCACCGTCGCCGTTCATTCTTCTCGCGGATTTCCCGCTCTTGTTCCCGCAAATGCTCAAAGTACTCCCTAAGCACTTTGATGACTTCCCGCTCCAGCAGCTCTCCAAACCAACTCCCAGTGCTTTCGAGATACGTCTCCCACCAGCCTTCTCGCGTCCCCGTCTGATCCTTTCTTAAATTCTCGCGGCTGTAGGTCATCAATTCGGTGATTCTCAGGCGCAGTTTAGGATCATCCTTCGCCAGTTGCTTCATGAACGACAGCACCGCCCCCGCGTTGTGACCCTTTGCCGTCCACCCGGCGAGGATCGCCACCTGTGACTCTTGCGCCTCGTAATCGGGGTAATCGGCTTCCTCAATCTCCTCTTCGGTGTCCTCAAACTCGTCGTCATACTTCGCCGGGAGGATCGGCGGCGGCTTCACATACACCCCGCCCGTTTGTCTCCCCTCTCCTGCTTCTGGGAGAGGGGTCGGGGGTGAGGCGATTTCCCCATCCGATACCGTCACGTCCGCAACGCCATGCAATAAAGTCACATCAGCATTATCAGCTTTCACGGCGACCAAATAATCGCGGATTTGCCATTCCGTCCAGTTCTGTTCATCCGCTTTCAGCCACAGCGTGTCGGGTATTGACAGCAGCGCACGGTAATTGCGGACTGCGCTGTCAGATTTCACGCCGATCACGCTCTTGACCCGTTCGCCCATCCCGCGCTTGATCGGGTACAAATTCCCATCCCGCACCTGTGCATAAAATCGGCGGTCAATCTCACCCGGCAGCACCAGCGCATCAAACGTATTAAAATCCGCGCCCGCGTCCTGCTCATACATATCCATAATCAGCAGTGCAATCTGCCGCGCCATGCTGATCGCATTCAGCCCCACCCGTGCGCCATTCTTCGTCGCTTGCGCCCACACATCGGGCTTAGGCTTGACCACCGCGAGGATTTTGGCGTAATCGCTGCCCACCCACAGGTTCAGCATATGAAACGCCCACCAGCGCCGCTCCCCGTCGATCAGAACATCCCCCGCATATTCCACCGGGTCACGTTGACCATCATGTTTGATCGTCACCGCTAGGCTGATCGTTTCCAGAAACTGCGCGACCACCGGGTCGGCTTTTTGCGCGTCAGTCAACTGAGGTTCCCACGCCCCGACGATTGCGTCCTCAATCGGAATTTTGACCCCCAGCCACGTCGATACCAGATTGAGCCAGCGCCCCAGCAGAATCGGCACATCCACAGGATCACCGTCCCAACTCCCGCGCACTGCTTGCGGTAGCAACCGTCGCGGCTGCCGCCGATCCGGGCGCATCGAGTAAATATCCGTCGGCTTGGCAATCACCCGCCCGCTGTCCGGTATCCCCGGCAAAGCGCCATACATCGACTCATCGAAGTCTTGTAAATTGTTCCGTGACGGTTGCTCAAGTGGGTCGTCCTGCTCGAAGTTTCTACGCCGCATGGGACGCCACCTTCTCAACCATCAAGGCGACTTCTGTCGTCACCTCGTGATGCGCTTCATAGGCAAATAACGTCTTTTGCGCGAAACCTGCCTCACGCCAGATCGTCCGTTGTGCGAACGGCGTCCAGATGAGGTTGCTGTTGCCATACTTTTTTGTGAAATGTTCTTCCAACAAATCAATCCCGTGACAATGCGCCGCCGTCTGCATATTGACCATTGTCGGAATGACCCCCATCAGCACCGCCTCGCCGCTCAACCCGTGTTCTGGGCGTGCTTCATTTTGCTCCTGCACGTGAAACGTGCTTTTCGCCAGCCCATCGAGGCTCAACGACTCACACAACGTCGGGAACAATACATAGTCCGTCGCGGCGAATACCATCGCTTGCAACATCGACGCGGTAGGGGGCGTATCGATAACCACGTAATCGAGTACCCCGTCCAGTTCTACGAGCCGCTCCCGCAGCAATCGGGTGTTCCCTGTCATCAGCGGGATTCCCCGCGTTTCGATATTGCTTTGCAGCACCAGCAGCCGCCCCGACGTTGCCAACTTACCGCCCCACCGCGCAAACTCCGGTTCACGCAGCACCGTTTTCCATTCCTCGTCCTGAATCAGGAGTCGATACAGCCCGCCATAATCTTTCATCTTCAACTGATGCGCCACATGCCCCTGCGGATCGCTGTCAATCAGCAGCACCCGCTTATTCATCAACGCCAGCCCCGCCGCGATATGCAGCGCCATCGTGGTCTTACCCACGCCGCCTTTTTCGTTCGTCAGTGTGATCACTTTCATGCTCACCCTTACACCCCCTTCTGATTGAGTTCTTCGCCCAGCCGTTGCAGCGCCCGCGCTGCGTCCATGTGAGCGCCCTCGCTCACATCCCCACCAATCTCCCCCGCCAAATAATCCAACGCCCGCCGGATCGCGTCCTCGTCGATTCCGTCCTTATCCATCGACAGACTCGCCGCCAATACCCGCCGCTCCTGCTTCTCAGCGAACGCGATCCAGCCTGCCCGCTGCGCCGCCACCGCGTTGATCGCCGAGTCGCGCTGTAATTCCATATCAATGCTCGCCATAATCGACAGCGCCAGCAGTTGATCCCCGTCCTTGAGCGCAGCCGCCATCAACTGCACGTCCGCCCATACCCGATGCAGTTCCTCTTGACTGGCAGACTTGTGATAAAGGACATTCTGTATCCCCGCCAGCCGCCCATACACGTCGTTCACCACGTCATCAATCGTCCGTAGCACACCTGTGGTCGTCATGATTCGTCGCTCCAGTCATGATCGGTGACGAGTTGCTTATCGCGTTCGAGTTCCGCACAGTAGACCTTCCAGACAAACAGGGTGATGAAATCCTTCAACTCCCTGCGTAGCATCTCAGCGGTTTCGTCATCAAGGTCATAGAGCCGCTGCCCCGTCAAAGCATCGTGAAATATTTCTGCCTGAGTCACCGACACAGCGATCATGGCGTTGTTCACAATGTCCTCGCCGGGGTTCGGCGACATATACACCCCACTCGCCATCAGGTCATCTTCGATCATTTCCTGCACGGCTTCCACCAAGTCGCTCAAGTCGGGATGCTCAACATCCGCATCCTGGATCGCCTTTTTCAACGTCTGATGTTCCGCAATCACCGCGTCCCGTTGACCCACAGTCTGTGTCAGCATTTCCCGTGCCGCCGCCGCAATATCAATCGCCTTCCCTGTCGTCTGCGCCATGCTCTGGATTTTCGCCCACGCTTCATTGATCAATAGCATCGCCGCAGCGTCATTCGCGTGTTTGTGCTGCACATACAACGTGCCAAGACGCTGTTCGATCTGATCCAGCGTCACATCAGGGCCCATCCCTACAGCGGTGACAATTTCCGCCAATACCTGCTGCTGATAAATCGTTTGTTCGCCCATCTCGATCCCCTTCCCTGCTTTCCCTTACGATTCTTGCTTGTCTCCCCTCTCCTGCTTTTGGGAGAGGGGTCGGGGGTGAGGCTAATTTCACTACCCCCCGCTCGGTGAGGCGTCTTTACCCCGCTGGCACGGCGTCCGGCAAGCGCATCACAAGTCCTGTCCATTCCCGCCCGGCGCGATTTTTTTGTAGCTGCCACCACAGATTTTGCCCCGCCACCCGTATCTCACGGTTGCCAATCTCAGACATTTCCGCCGCGCTGTACCACCCGCTTGCCAGCGCCTCAGCAAACGTCACCTCCTCAATCGGCGTCCGGCTGGCGTCCATACCGACGACCGCGCCCGTAACCACCCGCTTGCTACCCGGCGGCGGGATCGGCGGACGCCCGTCGCTCATCAGTATCCCGTCCTCGCTCCCCTCTCCTGCGTCTGGGAGAGGGGTTGGGGGTGAGGCGTCTTCTGAGGTTGGGGGTGAGGCGTCTTCTGAGGTTGGGGGTGAGGCGTCTTCTGAGGTTGGGGGTGAGG